CTCAACCGTGGTGTCATCTACCTTGCGATTTATTTGGCTTTCTGGACTGACCCTTGCGTAGAAGTGCCGATCAGGCCATCCAGTGGATAAGGGATCAAAGACCTGGGCCGCTATAGTCATAATCATGGCGTCAGGACCAGTGGCCAGTGTTTCGATGTCAATCATTAAATCCATACTGTATTATACTACCAAACGGATTTTATGTCAACCTACTTGCGTTTTGGTGATTTTGCTTTGATCTTCTTGATGAAGGGTGTGAACGGTTTGGCACGTTTTGACGTTGCCACTTTCTTTGGTTTGAGCAGTTTCTTTAGAGAATCCCTGCGTTTGAACTTGTTCAATGTCTGCATGATGCGACTGGCCACGTTCAATTTCTTGGTTCGTTTTGCCCTGCGTGCCTGTCTAAACTTGGTCCTGGCACGTGTCTTTTTCATCTGTGCCCGTTTGCCAATGTCGACAGGGACACCACACTGTGTGGGAGTTGATACCAGTCTGCCGGCACGCTGTCCGGTCTCGCAACGCCATTTCATCTTGACCTTGGCCTTGCCAGTTCCGCCCTTGCCCACGCGGGCAAAGACCATGCCTTCCGTGATTATTTCACTGATTCGCATTAACCGATTATCCAGCTCAATGGTTCAGAGTGATCTGTAAACGTTGACAGATCAGCAATCAGCCTGTCCATTTCTGCCTGTGCCTCTGCCTTGATGGCTGAACCGTTGAGAGGAGTTCCTCCACCTGGGCCTGCGATAGTGGCAAACTTCTCACGGGCCTCACCAATGATCATCTTGCCACCGGCATAGGTATAGTCCCTCAACCACTGTAGTATAGGTGGATCCTGCAACAACACCACCTCTGGTTTGTAGTTATAGTGCCATAACAGTAGTTCCTCACCGCTTGCCTTAGGATCACGCATTATGGTTAACTTCTTGGTCACGGGTTCATAACTAAAGTTCATGTAACCACCAAACATACGCATGGCCAGTTCAACATATTGGCTATACATCTCAAATGTTGCTAGGCCGCCCGCATAGGAATAGTTCAATAAGTAGACATTCAATGTTGCTGAACTAAATGGATCAAAACTTGATGAGTATGGTCCAGTAGAGTCACCCATGGTGCGTCTAAAGATCTGCCTCACTGACTGCACTTCCTGTGGAAGTGTGTAGACATTCTGATTTGCTGTCAGTTGTAACAAGGAGTATGATTCCTCATGGGCGTTCTGTGCCCTTGCCCTATAGGTGTTCAATGCTTTTGAATAGGCCGTCTCGTAATGCTTGGGATCAAGCTCTGTGTCAATTATGCCCTCACCTAATCGGTTAGCAACATAATCAAATACTTCTTGTTTTAATGTGGTTAAATCTGCCATGGTATTCTCCGTTAGCAGTATTTATCTATTAGGTCGCTTTGATGATTATTAGATTCTCATTGAAGCGGCCGTTGACCGCTGTGGAAGTGGTTTTCAATTCGTCATAGAGCTTGCGGCTGTCTGGTTTGCCTGCCATGCGTAGTTCCTTTAGGAACTTTTCGGGCTTACGCAAGGTTTTTTGGCTTGACTTGTTGGTGTCAAATCCCAGGATGCTTGTGCCCTTGACCATGAACGTTTTTGCGTATTCATCAGCGACATAGTATTGCAGTTTGCGATTCTTTACATTATAGACCCAAAGCTCGCTGGCCTTTAGTATGCGGGTTGGTTCCACTGTCTCTAATTTGAATTCATCGTATCTACGCAGTAGTTTTAATTTACGCACGATCTTATCAGGACTTTGTGGTTTCTTGCGTCTAACACCCACCTTGGCCTTCTTGCTCTGATGATATGCGTCTAATTCTGCTATAATCGCCGCACAGTAGTTGATCATGTTCTTCTGCTGGGTCTTGGTATAACAGCCGTAACCCTCGCTTAAATCGGCATCTATGTCTGCAACAGAGTCCTCTAGTTCCCTCTTCAGACGGCTCCATTGGTCCTTGAGTATGACAACATGTTGTGCGAGTATGTTTCTTTCGGCCAGGAACTGTTGTATTTGCGGCTTTTGATTGGCCCTGATGTCACCTGAGGTGTATTCGTCCCATAGCCCGTCAATGTCGGCGCCGGCCTCGTGTGTCTTCCCTATCATGATCTCTTGTATGTTTGGTCTATTGGGCTTGTCCTTGTTGAGCTCTTCGTCCTCACTCGCTGATTGCTGATGATTTATCACGGCCGTTCTGGACTTTTCCACCATGAACTCTTTCTCGTGTTCTGTCAGCTCGAGTCCTACCATTGACATCCTAGCATACCATCCACATGTTATTGGGACCCAGGCATCCTTGACCCTAGACAGTTCCTTGGCAAGTTCCTTGTGCTTGTTGGCATCTAGCCATTCAACTATCCACTTCTTGGCCGTTTTCTTATCTTGGGTGTAATTATACCAATATGTCCTATTGCTGATTGCCGCGTTCCTTTCCTCGGGAGAGGGCTGTTTGTCAAAGAACCTCTCCTCGCCGTAGTGCTTCTTGTCCTCAATTGATACCTTTGCTGGTTTGATGCTCAAAGTAATTGTCCCATCATGATCATTTTTTGGTAGTCTGCTATCATCGTGTTACATTTTTCCTGTAATTCTATAAAAGTTCTGGTTGGCTTGTGTTGCCTTCTGCATTCAATTTCCGCTTTACTTAACTCAGAAACCAGATCACAGATATTTTTGTTTATCCTGTCCAGGTCTTTTCTCACGTGAAAAGGTAGGTTTTTTGTAGAATTTGTTAATTCTTGTTCTATCCTGGACCAGTCTTCTGAAGTTTTAATTTGTAGCATAACACTATTTTATCACTTTCCTATTTTAAGGTCAACCAAAAGTGGCGATAAATAGTTACAACGGAAAATAATTTATGCCAAGACTCAGCCTATACAGACCAAACAAGACTAACGACTACAAGTTCCTGGATAAGACCATCAGCGAGATGTACACCGTTGGTGGTGTGGACATCTTCGTCCATAAGTATCTAGGTCCTAAGATAGTGGGCGACAGTTCAGTCAGAGATCAGGGCGATGTCACCCAACCAATATACGATACCGAAGACCCGTTAAATGTCGAGGACTTGTTGTTCCTAGAGAACAGGAACAGGAACTACGACGATGACGTCTATGTCATGCGTGGTGTCTACAATATCCAGGATATTGATTTTGATCTGTCACAGTTTGGCTTGTTCCTGAACGGTGATACACTGTTCATAACGTTCCATTACAATGACATGATCGACACATTGGGACGTAAGTTAGTGGCAGGTGACGTTTTAGAATTTCCAAACTTAAAAGACTATCATCCGTTGGATACCAACAACCTAATACCCAAGGCACTACCAAGATATTATGTGATACAGGATGCGGCATTCGCGGCCGAGGGATTCTCCCCAACTTGGTTACCACACCTATGGCGAGTCAAGGCGACTCCAATGGTGGCCACACAGGAATTTGATGACATCCTGAACAAACCTATTGATCCAGATAATCCTGGCGCGGGCACCATTGAAGACTTCGTGTCAATGAAGAACAAGGATCAAGAGATCAATGATGCCATTGTACAGCAGGCCGAAGTTGAAGTTCCACGCAGTGGTTATGACAATACTGCATTCTATGTCACAGCCACAGTAAATGACGAACCAGTCAAACCAGGAACACCAACAGTTGATGGTTACCTAGTGGGCTACATGACTGGCAACAACCTTCCGCCCAATGGCTTACCAGTCACTCCAGGAGTAAGTTTTCCAAGTAACCCTGGTAATGGAGATTACGCACTGAGACTGGATTACTTCCCTAATAGATTATTTAGATTTAATGGCACCAGATGGGTTAAAGTGGAGGATGGCGTGAGAACAGAACTAACACCGGGCGATACAGACAACAAGACATTGAAAGAATCATTCCAGGGCAATCGAGCAACGATAGCAACAACAGAGAGGGGCACGATACCAAGTAGCCAATCATTGAGCGACTTGCTTAACCCCAAAAAGGATAACTAATGGCAGGACAGACAGTACCCTTCTTTTACGACGACCAGATAAGGCGCTTCCTCATTCAATTCACGAGGATGTTCTCAAACTACCAGGTAGAGTATGGTGTTGACAACTCCGGAGCGCCGACATTGGTTCGTGTTCCTGTAAGATATGGTGACGCATCAAGACAAGCCTCACAGATAATCGCACAGAACTCAAGGAGCAAGATGCCGAGTGCTCCTATGATGACCTTCCATATAACTGCATTGGATTACGCCAGAGATCGTGTACAGGAACCCTACTTCGTTGACAGGAAAACTCTCAAACAACGTAAGTGGGACGAGGACACACAGACCTATGAACAGACCCAGGGCAACGCCTTTACCATCGAACGTCTGATGCCTGTGCCATACAACATGACCATACAGTTGGACGTGTGGGCATCCAACACGCAACAGAAGTTACAGATACTCGAACAGATACTACCCATGTTCAACCCATCAATGGAGATACAGTCCACAGACAACTATATTGATTGGACATCATTGAGTGTTGTCGAACTCACAGGGGTCAACTGGAGCTCAAGATCAGTTCCATTAGGGACCGATGATACCATTGACATGGCCACATTGACATTTAGCATACCCATCTGGATCACGATGCCTGCCAAGGTTAAGAAGATGGGGGTCATACACAAGATCATAGCGTCCATATATGACACTGACGGCAATGTTGCAGACGCCATAATGGATGATGACATATTAATGGGCACCAGACAGAAGATCACTCCCTTTGGTTACCAGGTTATACTTATAGGTAATCAGTTACAGTTATTGAGGCAGGAACAGGTGGATCCCACAAGAGATACTTTATCAGCACCGGCAATGATCACTGCCAGCGATCCTGTGAAATGGCAAGGATTCATTGATAATTACGGAACCCTACGTAGCGGTATCAGTCAGATTAGACTGACGTCAGCACACCAAGATGCGGAAATAGTTGGGACTGTTGCACTGCATCCGACAGATGATAGGTTTCTTTTGTTCAGCCTGGACTCCGACACCATCCCCACCAATACGCTAACAGCCGTAACGGCTGTTATAGACCCATTGGCCAGCGGCCCAGGTGTCGGTTTGGCGGTGGCGGCCCAGGGACAACGCTATCTATTGACAGACACCATTGGTAGTTCCAAGGATGATGAGAATGCAGTGGCCTGGGGCAATTTGGTAGCTGACAAGAATGACATCATAGAATACGACGGCGGGGTATGGAACGTGGTCTGGGACGCATCAAATCAGACACCGGACCAATCAACTAACATCACTGATTTCGTTACCAATATTACCACGGGCATACAGTATAAATGGACTGGCACCGAGTGGGTAAGGAGTTATCAGGGATTATACAGGGGTGGAGATTGGAGTCTAGTACTTTGAACGCAGTGGGTGTCTGGTTCTATTCCAGATCCACACAGCGATATCTATATCTATTACGTAACGATTCCAAGCATCCGGGAACGTGGGGACTGCCGGGGGGTAAGGTCGAGGACGGCGAGAGCCTGTTGGATGCCATGAAGCGAGAGTGTTCAGAGGAGATAGGAATGTTTCCCATCGCAGAGCGTGTCATCCCCATGGAACAGTTCACATCAAACGACGGACACTTCGTATATCATACATTCTTCGCAGTGGTACCCACTGAATTCACACCATTGCTGAACAGCGAACACTTGGGGTATGCGTGGATCAATAACAATGAGATACCCAAACCACTACACCCTGGTCTATGGTCAACCATGAACATTGAAGAAGTTAGGAGTAAGGTTAGAACTGTAGAGGAATCATTTAGACGTCACAGTAGCTGACCCATTGGTCGTAGGTCATTTCAGAGAAATTCCTACAATCCTTCCATGACTCCGGTGTGTCCATCCTAACCCTGTTCCTAATGAAACTTGAGACACGTGTGAACTTGGTCTTGTTGTATGTCTTCATGATGTCCAATATCTCATTGACCAATCCCGGATTCTGCCCGTCAACGAAGTCATACCCTATCATGAAGATCTCGCTATGGCCGTCAAAACATGCCAACCAAACTGCCAATGACGTTTCACTCAATGGCATTCCATATGGCACGAGATATAGTTCTC